TCTATTAACGCCTCGGGAGCTCCAATATAATTCATTAAAAAATCAATTGCCTTTCTTGTACCTTTTGACTTATACAAATACGCTGAATTTAAAATTAAATTCCTATAAAATTGACTGTTTAAATCATAAATAGTTTGACTTGTTGAATACCCAGGAAAAGCGTTTTCAGTTGTTCCATAAACGGAAGTAAGATAATCGACATTTGTAATTGGTGATATGTTTGTTGACCATCCTAAGGTTTCCGCCAAATTTGGCAACAACTTAGATGGTATATCATTACCAACATTATAATTTACAGAAGTCATGAATGAAAGTGCGTCTATGTATTTTTTACTTTCATCAAAACTTCTTCCATATATTCTTAAAGTTTTTTCGACTTTTTTATCAGGAGTATCAAATTCTTGAAAAGCATCTGTTACATAAAATCTTGATAATAAATCAGTTTGTTGACTATCAAATTCATTTCCTATTTGATTTAAAGTTTGAATATAAGAAGAGAAATTTTCAGTTCTTATATCTAAGTTCCATGACCCATCTAAAGGCCAAGTAACATTTTGATATCTTGTAAAAATATTACCATTATCCGCCTCAGTTGGTATTTGAAACTGAGCAGTATATATTGGAGTAACATATCTATATAAAAGGAACTCGTCAACCTCATCTAAATTAAGATTAAAAACTTCATTAACAATAACATCATTTGGTCTAATAACTATAGTATCAACCGATGTTGAGTTACCTGAAAAAGGATTTCCATCAACTTGTATTGTTAATGTACCGGCAGTTAAACTTTGTGATGGAAATAAATATGATAAAGGATATTGTCCCCCATTTACTATTAAAACATATGCCGGATATGTTTCTTTAAGATTTCTATATTTTGATATTGAGAACTCTAAACTATTAATGTCACTAGTCGCATTTACAGTAAAATTTATCCCAAAAGGATTTCTTATTGCAGTTATATCTAAATCTAATTCTGTAACATTTTCATTTGAATAAAATGTAATATTTTGAGCGGTATTACCTGTGGTATAACCTTCTCTCAAATTAATTATTTCTAAAGCCGCTGGAAAATAATTAATAATATTAATTATTGACGATTCAAATCTTTTTGTTAAAGAACCATAAGCTGTAAAATTGGTAATTTTTGAACTATCAAAATTTGGAGTTACTTTAAAATTGTTTTGAAAAATTTGAAATGATTTTCCTAAATCAATACCTAAGTCATTTAACGATATAGGAGTTGAGAATGTACCAATATCAAAACTTCGATTAACTTTCTCAACAACCGTTGTAGTAAAATCAAAATTAGCATTGGTTAATCCACCACCTTGCACAAGTTGTAACCCGACAATATTATCGGAGAATGTACTAGCACCTGTAGGCCCTTGTGGTGGACATTTATATTTTACCATTAAACAATAATAGTTTGAAAGTTTTTAGTGAAATCGATATTGTCCCCTCTGTCTTGTCTAACTTCATATAACAAGTCGTTTAATTGGTCTCTAATTTCATATAAGTTATATTGTTTGTATATGTTATTAGAAGTATCGTAGATAGTATAAATTCCATCATCAATTGATTTAGTTTGATTACCGTAAAGAGCAATCGCCAATGTTGAGATATCATGTTCAACAATTTCAACTTCCAATGATATTGGATTAAAGAATGTATTTGTAATTACAATATTTTGATTTGGTTGCCCAATGTTAGGTATTGCGTTTGGTCTATTTGTTGGTGCGGATGATGGTGATAAAGTACAAAATACTAAATTAGATGACCCTTGAGAATAGATATATCTAATAGATTTGTCTTGTGTGTTTGTTAAGTTTTGAGTAACAGGTTCACAATAAAAATTAGAAGTAATTATTCTGTAAAAATTAGGGATTTTTGTATTATCTGTTGGGTCGTAATATTCAACTCTAAATCCAGTTAATCCTTGATTCGCAAAGTTTGTTAAAAAATTTGATGGGACATTTGTTAAATCAATTACTATCCCTTTTACATTAGGTAAAGAACTTAAAATACCACAATCAGTAATTACAGTTTTAATTTGAGCAGGTCTTAAAATTAATGTGTAAATCCCTAAGTTATTAAATTGATTAGCAGGTAAATTTAAATTATATAAACCACCTAATATTTGATTTGTATTACCACCTGTATTCGCGTTATTGAAATATGGTATAAGATTAGAGTTTGGTATCGTGAAAAGAGTGAAATTTTCAGTTTGGTCGCGCGATGCCGTATAATGAACTATTATTTCAACATCAGCGGGGCTTACATCCGCTAGTCTTATTGTTCCGTAATTACCTGTTGCCACAAATTTTTATTTATGTATGTTTATTTTTATAAATAGTAATAATGATTTTTTTTAACTCTTAACAACGTTGAAAAAACCATATCCATATTTTGCTAACCCTGGTGTTGTTCCTACTTCACCTATTCTTCTAAAATTCTCTAACCCACTATTAACCCCTCTCTCAATCAAAACAGTAGTTTGAATTTGGAAATCATCAATAACATTCATTAAAACTTCATTTTTAGTTATCGCACTATAATGTAACATTGATTCAGTTAGTCCTGAAGAATATGCAACAAATACTGAAGTCCCTCCCGAAAAATCTAAATAATCTATATTATTAATAGTATATGCGGTATATCCATTTTGTATATTTGTAACCGTTCCTGTACACCCTGAACAATCAGGTATTGGTATGTTAACACCAATTTGATATGGGTTTGAACCATACAACGCCAATTCTCTCAATCTTGATTGAGTTGACCCCGAAATAACATAAGGTACTGAGACATACGCAGGTGTTGATTGTTCATATAAGTTAAGGTTAGAGTCACCAGACCAAGTAAAGTTATACAATGATGGAGCGGTACTCCAACTACCACCTTGTGAAACAAAAGTAACCGTACCTAATGGATTTAAAATTTGAACGTCTGTAAATGGAACTTCTACCGTTTTTTGAACCGTTAGTATACCAAAACTATTAAATTGAGTTAAGGTAATAACAAAGTTTTGAGGGGTATTTGTATTACACTGTGAGTACACATGACTAATATAATCAGGTGAAAAATTAGTTATAGATTGGACAGGTGTACCATCCCCCCAATCAACTTGATAAGTGGAATCTTGTAAATAATTAATTGTACTTTCTGTGGTATTATAAACATAGTACGTACATGGTGAACCTGTTGTTGCACTAAAAAGAAAATTAACATTAACATTTTGTTGACTAATATCACCATCAAAGACTGAGTAGTAACCTATATCATGATAATCTTGATTTAATACAATCGGTATTGTTAATCCTGTAAATAATGAAGACCCGTTTGTTCCACCACTTAACATTTGACTAAGACCTGAGTATACACCAAAAGTATTACCATCATAAGTTTCACTAATAATGTCTGTCTTTAAAAACTCAGGTGATATTTTTATTCTAATAGTATCCATTAACCATTATTCTTTGGTGGGTTTATGTATTCATACCAATCTAATGTCAGTAAACTTTTACCTGAACCTGTTACATTATATAAGTAATTAATAAAATCAAAAGTAACCTCACGATAAAAATAATCGTTGTCAATTCTAAACGGTTTATTTGTATTAATACTAGTTTGTTTTCGGGTTGTAAAAGTTGTATATTCACCAGTTTTACCGTTAAAAAACTTAACTCTCATATAAAGTTTATCAAGTTTTAAAATATCAAAATCTTTAAACCAATAAATAAAATATGACTCTTTTAACCCAATATGGTCTAATTCAAAAGTTGGTGCTAAAGATTGAACAACATTACTAATAGTAGTTGTTGTTGTAACATTCGTTTCATTTCCAGATTCATCAATACATGTACATCCACTTATAAACGTAATAACCCCATTAGATGAAGAATATGTACCAGCAACTGACGGAATTGTAAATGTACCTACATTTGTATTAATAACAATATTTGAATTATTTAAAACACACAATTGTCCAGTAAAAAAAGTACCCCCGCCATTTATATTTGTTTCTTTATTACAACAATCTGTATATCTAATGCTATAAACTTTTAAAGATACTTGTATCAGTAATGTACTACAATTATAAGTCGTCGTTGTTGTTGATGTAACAACCTCTGTCGGTAAACTTAAAGAACCATTTAATATTAAAGTTAAATAATTTTTTTGTGTTCTAGCGTCTTTACTATCATATAAGTCAACCTTGAAGAACGACTTTTGGACTGTCATTGCATTAGTTCTAAGTTCTTCAGGAGTAAACGTATTACCCAACTCATAACTATTATACCATGTAGGTACTAATGCGTTTGGTGTTAATGTATTTTGTGTGTAATCAGCAAAATAAAATTTATAAGTTATTGAAGTATTAAGTTCATTATTACTATCTAAAATAGGTTTTCGTGAGAACCTAGCCATCTCAAAGTTTTGTGGTACACCAACCATTTCTTTAGCAACAATAGATTCGTAATCATCAATCAAATCACCACGATTAGCAAAATCCCAAGTAGTCGGTATGTTAACCTGTAACTGAAAATTTTTATTTGTATTTAAAATTTTATACTTATTCACATCCGTCAATTATTGGGTCGTTAACTGAAATACTAGTGTTAAACACATTAGTACCTTCAGGTATTATTTTAAAAAAGAAATTATCATATAAATAATGTCTACCATTCATAAATGGATAATCAACACCAACATTAGTTTCATCTATAAAACCATATGGATATAAATCTCTCCATCTAAAATCATTATTTCTTACAGAGTAATAAGCGTGATTTGGGAAATTCTCAATTCTAAAATTCTGTGGGTTACCCTCATCACTCTGTTCAACATATGGAGAATATTCCTTAACAGTTAAAGTATTATGAGGTTTATAGTAATACCCAAGTTGATTTTGTATGTTAGGTCCAATAGAAAAATTATCAGGATTAAAAGTAAACTTATGGTAATAATCAGATATTACTCTTTCTTTTTGGTCAAAATCATTCCATTCACAATAATCTCCGTAAATTGTATCTCCAGTATTTAAATTCCTATTATAATAAAATGCTCTTTGTGAAACTAATGGTGTTGCGTTTTGTTCGTAATTATCAAAGGTATTAGGATTGTTCCAAAAGTTAGTTTGTATATTCGTTAATGAAAATTGATTAGACCACCAGTTATTTAACTGAGGTCCTAAATTAAAATCCCAACCTTGTCTCAACGAAACATTACTTGTACCGTTAGGTTTATTAAACCAACCAAAATAACCTCTGTTAATAACTGTAACAAATATTTCCGATACGGGTCTTCTTTGATTATCAATCATTCCTTTTAAATCAAGGTATTCTTGGAAGGAAACATTATAAGATAAACTATCTTCTTTAACCGAAACTCTTCCTTGATTATTTAAGTATGGTGGTTGTAAAGATTTTGATTCAAACTTTTTCTTTGTCCTTAAAGCATTATTTTCAAAACCTGAGTTATTAATTATCGCTTGTCGATATGGTGTTAATATCTTGTGTAATCTAACATAATATTTTGAAGTTGTTTCCTCAATATTATTTATGTCTAATACTCGTTTAAAAGTCCCTTGAAGTCCGTTTGTAAAAACGTTGCATTGATACCCAACATCATAGACATCAAAAACTGTAAGTTCAGAATCGACAAAACCATTACCTAAATTATAAACTTCAAACGCCTGTATGTTATTACAATTACCACCTGTTTGGAAACTTAATGACACATATTCACCCGGAGTTAATCCGTGTGGACATGGACAAGTAAACCTCAACATTGGTTTTCCGTCACCATCATTTGTTTTATTAATTATAAATGGTATACCATCACCCGCAGTCCAACTATATGTCGTTGACGTACCTGTTTGATACTGCATAGTCGTCGCAGTTGTTGAACTAAAAGCGTAAGTTAAATGAAAATACCAATTATAAAATGTGGTTTCACTTGCTTGAAATTTAATATGTTTGTTTGCGCCAACTGTCCATCCCGGTATTCCGTAATCAGTTCTAATAAATTTAAATTCATCGTACTGTGGGAATCCTTTCCAAGCAATAGGTGTTAAACAATTAAAATTAATTTGGTCTTGTTTATCTACTAAAACGTTAGAATAATACAAATTATTATTAAATGGTGGATACGGGTAATTTTGATTGTTAACCAACTTACCAGCAACACCTTCATAAGCATTTTCAAATACCATATTAAACTTACAAGTAGGTACAAAAATTGTTGAAGCTTGTCTTTCAGTATCAAATAATTGAGCTAAATTTAAATTTGTATTTCTTGAATATTCTTCAAGTTCTTTAATAGTATTTTCAATTGGGATTTGTAAACTAATGTCATTATCAGTTGCTCCCTTATATCTTAAAGAACCTTTAATATATCTATTACTTCCTAAATCAGACATTTGTTTCAGTATTAATATATTTTGTTATGAACACATCCATAGCGCTTCCACCTTTCTTCAATCCAAAATAGAAGTA